CTCATACGGGTTGTTCACTAATGCCCCGGTTGCGGTGTTTAAAAGGGCCATCCATAAAGTACAGGCCCGACCTTGTTGCACTTGCCCCAGAGCGGTGGAAATCATCGCACTAGGAACACCCGAAAGTGAAAAAGCCACCCCGTTGGCGGACAAATCTGTTTTCTCGTTTATAGGTGAAACCCCCATGAACTTACCAACCCCGGAATAGGTTTCCGCGCTATAAGTTATATCGCCAATTCCCGTCCATATCCTGACATCGCCCCCGGAGGTGCTTATCTTAGCCAACAAAATCGGGTGAACTTCGTCAGCTTGAACTGCGGTTCCATAGTCCGAGTGTAAATTTCGCGCCATCTACACCACCCCGAAAGCTGAAAACGCAAGCCCGTATTTCTGCGCTTGCTGTAGGTCAAAGCCCATCTCGTTTGTTGCCAACCGGAACAAACCAGCCGGAGAGGTAACATCTAGGGCCGTGTTATCTGCCAATGCTGTATTGATCGAGGGCCAGATATCAAAAGTCGAGTCACCCGATCCATCTGAATCGGCATCGGCTAGGACTTTATATAATCTTGAACTTGTCCCTGTCCCTAATTGGAAATAATCCCCCGCTTTCATAATCCCTGTTTGACTCGTAGTCCACCCATCCGTGATAAGACTGTTTCCAGTTTGGCTTGCCCCCTTAATTAACGGTGTTCCGGTCGCTATCCCCCGCGCGGTCGTTCCCAGTGGATCGCCTAAGAGAAACGTCCCCTGCATCCCGTTCAATTTTAGAAAAAAAGCAATCCATTCCTCGGCATTGGCCCTAGACATCGGGGCCAGACTGCCCTCGAACTCCCACCACTGGCCTTGGTGCTTCTGTACTTGTTGCACCCCGGTGAATGGTGACTTAGACACCCCAACCACGCTCCGGGCAGTCATCCTAGCCGCTTGGTAACTTGTTGCGTCTGGCAAACTCAATGGATAAGTGATCGCCATATTTTAAACTCCCATTGCGGCACTGAACGAACCGCCCCGCATCCGGGCTTCCGCAACCGCCTGTTTGACGTTTTCAGATATTACGGGCATCAGTCCCATCACCTCGGCCCTGACTGTGGACTGTACTCCCGTGCTAAAATTTAAAGTTATATTTACACCGCCCCCGCCCAACTGGTCATTGGGTATCACCGTCCCGCCGCCAGTAGGTCGAAATAGTTCTGCACCTCGCTCACCGACTAGAGCGGTTTTGCCAGAGGGTAAAAACCCGCCACCCGCGAACTCATAATCACTGTAGTTATAATCGTACTCAACAACCGGATTAAGCGCGTTTTCCAATGTGGGGGTAACGACCCAAGTTGGGGGCGGTTGACCACCACCACTACTACCACCACCAACTGGACTCATCAAGTTTCCCAGACTGTTGAACAACGCTTGCTTCAGCGGGGCAAACACAAACAGCTTGAACATCTCACGCTGAACATCAAACAAGGCCGCGACCGCAACGTTCTTAAAAGACTCCATTGCATCCTCGCCGCGTTGCATGGCATTCATCATCCCATCCCCCATGCGGTCAAAAATACGCTCCCCGGCGGCAACGATATTGTTTTGAAACTCCAACTGTTTGTTTAATTTTTGCTGTGTGTCAATCAAGTCTTTATATTCGTTTCTATAACGGGCGATCTCCTCATCCATCAAATGCGTTCCCTTATCCCGTAACTTATTTTCGAACTCAAGCAACGGGATCAGGTCTTTATTGCCTGACACTTCAAGTCGCAATGCGTCATTTGCCCGTTGTCTTTGCGTGAGCATAGCCTGTAATGCTTGATGTTGCTTGCCAATAACATCTATATTGAACGGCCCCCCCGCCTTCTCTATCAACCCGATTGAGTCCTTCGGGTCACCGGGGAAGTTCGCATCGTCCAAATAGGGCTTCTTCTCGCCTTTTGTTTCTTTTACGAACTTCCCGGATGCGGTTTCCAGTTCCTTGAGAACTTCTTTTGCTTCCTGCAAATCATCTATAAGCCACAACTTAGTGATTAATTCAAAGGGGCCGAATGCGTCACTTAAATCATCAACTGCCCCCTGTAACCTTTGGACTTCATCTCTTGCTCTTGCTAGTGGGATGACAAGCTCCTTTTCAGTCATCCCTTCAACCCCACGCAAGGTACGCAATAACTCAAGAACACTTTGCGCCATTCCGGTGAGAGCTTTTGCATTTTCAAGAATCGCCGCAGTGAACTGGATTTTAAGCACCTTTGCGACAGTGGAGAACTTGTCGTTCATTTCTTCAGCATCACGCAGTAGCCTTTCCTCAATCACTAAACCTAAAGCATGAGCTTCTTCTCTGGTGCGGTTGAATACATCTATCCCATTCTCGAACGCCGTGGTCATCAACTTGCCAGCCCTGCCAAGAGCCGCGCTTGACAGTGCCATCCTGTCCGCTTGGTTCCTCGTCCCAGCCAAAGCGTCCATAAAAATATTCAGTGCTTTGGTATTATTTTCCGCACCCGTCAACAAATCCAATAGAGGTTGGTTGGTTTTTCTGAGGATGGTAATCATCGTGCCAGTTCCGGCACGGGCTTCACCGATGGCCTTTGAAAACTGCAAAAGCCCCTTGTTTAAGGTTTCTTCTTCGACCCCGGCGAGTCCAAACGCATACCGCAATTCTTGTAGATCATTAGTGGCGATCCCGATTCTTCCTGACATCTTCCGAATTTCATCGGCGGTCTTGGCGGCCTCTTTCGCCATCACAACAAAGCCCGCTCCCAGAGCAAGGGCCATCGCTCCATGCACCCCGGAAACCGCATTCTTTAAGCGCATTAATCTCCCTTGAACGGAATTGAATGCGGTCTTAGTCTTATCCTTGCCCCTTATATGGATGTCAGCTTGAGCAACTTTAGTCATTTGTGTTTCTCATTTTGTATTTTAAAATACGCCAACCAGTGATTAAATTCGGATACAGAAATATCGTTTAATTCTCCCATCGTTTTATGTAATTGCTCACCAACAAAGAAACGTGAGAATAAGTCCATATCCGCAATCAGTTTTTTTCCGCTTCTTCCATTCCGCCCGGATTAAACATTCCAGAGATAACTTTTTCCACGGTTTTAAAACTGACGTTGTTCAAGAGAGTCACCTTGTTATCAAGAGTAAACAACTTTTCCCCTTGCTCATCTTCGGCTTTTAAAATCAGCGCATATACCGCCATTTGAAACGGTGAATTCTTCGACTGTGCGTTGATCTTGTCTTGCTCCCTTAATGATAAAGGACTCATGTAAATATCTTGCTCCCACTCTTCGACAAAAAAGTGCTTCCGCTCTTGATTGTTGAAATGCGACTTGATTCGCTCTAGTAATTCTTTCTTGTCTGTCATATTTTAGACCTCTCGTTTTGAGGTGGTTCTATGGATTAATAACTCACACGGTTGATAAAGTTAATGAGCCGCTACCCGTTAAACCATAACTTGCTTCGACCATTCCATCAATCGTTGCGGAGCGGTCAATACTCGTTACAATCGCAGTCCCGGTGTAATACTTATCGGTGGAATCGCCGCCCTCTGGGTAAAACTTGATTGTGATTTCGGCCCCCACGGTCATAGCGACTTGAGCGGTATCAGACTCATCCCAAAATACGTCCACCGATCCAGAGAATGAAGTCTGGCCCGCCTTGAATGTTTTCGAATCGTTCCCGATTGTGG